AAGAACAAGTTATATATTTTTTGCAACTATTCAAAAAAGAATTTGATAAGGCTGTTAAAAAGAAATTGCAAAAACCGGAGAAAATTGCCTTACAAAACTCTTTGATTAAATTCAATAAAAGTCATCCTATCAAAATAAAGAAGAAACTAGTTAAAAATGCTGCCCTCAGTGAATTGGGAGATCCGATACTAGTAGGAAAGTATTTGGCAGACATTGTTAGATTTACTTTGAATAAATTACCTGCGGAAAAAAGGGATTTTGTTTTACCTAAATTAAGAACAAAGATTTATCATTTGAATGAACAAGAGATGGCAATAAAGAATATGCCGGCTACTGCAACTATGGGTCAATCTATTACTTTCATTAAACATGTGTTATTTAATCATGATGCTCAATATATTAGAAAGGTCTTAAATAACATTACAAGGAATCTGATATGATTCATAGGTTTAAGAAAGTAACAAATGAATTATATCGTGGCAGCGCCCCTTCTCCTCAAGATGTAGCTAATCTAAAAAAATTTGGTATCAAAAAGATTGTTTCCCTAGATAAAGAATCGGGAGACAAGATAGATCGTATTTGTAAAGCGGTCGGCATTATTCATGTAATGGTTCCAATAGACTATACTCGTAAATCATTATTAGATTTTTTAAGTCATGATTTTAATAAGTTATTTCTAACAGGTGGTCCAACTTTTATCCATTGTTTACATGGTAAAGATCGTACGGGATTAGCTTGTGCGCTTATAGAGTGTAAATTTTTGGGTAAAGATTCTGAAAAGGCTATTCAAGAAGCAGAATCATTAGGATTTGGAGTTGGGTTACCGCCACATGTAATAAATACTTATAAAAAGCTTATTAGAAATTGCAAACCTATTAAAGATGTTAATCAAGCTGATATTGTCTCGAACGAGAGAGAATATAAGAGTGATAATAGAGACTCTTTTTTAGATGAAGGACATCAAGGATCATTTGCTCCATATTTAAGTCAAACTAGACAAAATCCAATGGACGCTGTATATAATTATATTGACGACCAATCTCCTACCAGAGAAAATTACCATCCCAATAAGCCAATAAAAGAACATCCTTCAGAAGACGCAATTCCTCAAGTTGGAACATTTGATAATGATGCTGGTGCTAGAGGTTTTGGTCCAACTGAGAATTATGGCGGGTTTTTCTATGATTAAAAAGGGCTATTCTGTTCAAATGACATATGATGTTTCTGATTCTGAAAAGATGCAGGCAGAACGAGCCTTATTATGTTTTAATCATTCATTGAAAATGTTAGACATGGCATCCAATCATTTGGATATTATGAAAACTCCATTCAAAGATAATCCAGAAATGTCTCCCGATGATGTTCAAAAGGCACGTGCAGCTATTAGAAGATTTAGAGACAAATCAATTGAGAATTTTAATGAATTTAAGGTTGCGGCATTCAAATGTATTAATGTAATGCAAGTTTTTTCTTCAGATACTCAAACACTAAAATTAATGAAGTCTTTCATATCTTCAATTGATGATTTAGAAGTAAAAGTTAATAGTTTTGCAGATGTTTTTAATGATTTGGAATCAAAAGAATTTGCCAAAACTGTAGTAACTTCAATTGAAAATATTCAAAAACAGTGTGAAGAAATAGATGAGATCATTGATGAAAGAATCAAATCTCACATTCAATCCAACATTTTGGCTAAAAGCTGGGTTGATACTGTTAGTGACGATTTACAAATGCGAGTGCAGAAGAAAACGCCTTTGATACTAGATCTTTTCAATAAAAGACAAGATCAACTAAACGAAATAATAAAAGAGAGAACACAAGTAGGTTAAAAATTTGGTAATAATGTTGTATACGAGAGAGTAAGTTGCACGTTATAGCAATAATTCCTTATAGTAATTGTACTTATTATGATTCTCTCAGACGGAGAGTTAAGATGTTTATAAAACATGGTGATGGAAAAATAATGACTGTTCTTGATGAAGAAGAATTAACAGAACAACAAAAACAATCTGTTAATGACTTGTCAAAGAAATTAACTAAGCAGTCTGAGGACGACAGTGCTGATACTTCAATAGAGAAGAAATCAGGGAGATAAATAATGCCATTTGTCAAATTGGGTGAACTTATTGAAATCAGCAGAATTGAGAATACAGAATCTTGTATTCCGGCAGTCAGTGCTGAAGTATTGGAAAATTTTAGAAAAACAGCCGCTAATCTTAAGAAGATAGCTCCTAAGGCTGAAGACTTTTTGTATTTCTCAGCTGTTATGATGCATGCTGCTGAGGCATCTTCTCTCAACGATGATGGTACTCTCAAGCTAAATGCTAGAGGAGAACAAGTACAAGTTGGTTGGGATAAAAGAGGTGGCACTTGGCGCTGGACATCTAATGATCCAAGCATCAAGCCATATAAGAATTCTAATGGAGATATTTTTCCGGAAGAAGAATTAGTAAAAGCTTATAAAAAATGGGTTCACAAGCCTCTTTGCATAGATCATAAATCAAGCTCAGTCGATCATGTAAGAGGTTTTATTGTTGATACTTATTATGATCGTAATTTGAAAAGAGTAATTGCTCTTTGTGCTTTAGACAAACATAATTATCCAGATTTAGCTAGAAAGGTTTCTACTGGTTATTCTAACTGCGTATCTATGGGTACCGCTGTAGGTAGAGCCATTTGTAGTGATTGTGCTACTGTAGCTAGAGCTGAGGCAGATTTTTGTGAACACATGAGGCGTAAGACTGGTTATGGTGAAATCAATGTGGATTTGAATCCAATTGAATTATCCATTGTAGTTAATGGCGCCGATCCTAAAGCAAATATTAAACACATTATTGCTTCTGCTCATACTCTGAATACTTATCTTGAGAATAAATCTAAGGAATTTGGCAAATTATCATCTCAAAGTGCCTTCGAAGAATTCAAAAAAGATATCGAGACAGCATTCAGAAAATTACAGGATATAAATAGTTCTGTAGAAAATTCTGAAAAAGATACTAATGATCTTGCATTTAATCAATCTTCAGGTTCTATCTCTATAAATGATGAGATAGAAACTCCTAATACTGATTCTGGATTAGCTCCACCACATGCAAGATTTGCTTCATCTAAAATTGAAACGACTTCAATTGAAGAGCTGCGTGAAGTTACAGCAGCAATCGAAGCAAAATTGAATCATATGAAACAAAGTTTGGATAAGTTAGCAAAGTCTACAAATATACACGAGGAAACTATGTCTTCAAGAGAAATGAATAAACAAGGTTACTACCAAGGAACGGAAGAACCTACCCCTGGTCAACCTAAATATCCAAAGGATCCAGGTCACATGGCTTATGAAGAGGACAAGCATCTTCATGGACAAAAGCCATTCCCAGATATAGGACCAGTTGATGGTATGCACCCTGGTGTTGAAAGCTCCGGAGTCTCCGAGCTAGAGCGTAAGAGAATGCTTGCTCGTGCCGATGCAGAAGAAAAGGCTTTGCGTCGTCAAGCAATTGTAAACCTTGCCAAGCAAGCTTTGGAAGAGAAAAAGGCTTACTTCTTAAATGGAGACGATAAGAATCCGGGCGCTCCAACTCCGGGTAAACCAAAGTATCCAGCTGATAAGGGTCACATGGCTTACGAAGATGATAAGCACATGCATGGTCAAAAGCCATTCCCAGATGTAGGCAAAGTAGACGGCTTACACCCAAGCCCAGAATCAGCAGACACTTCTGATGAATTAAAGCGTAAAGAAATGCTACGTAGAGCTAATACTCTACATGGTAGATTCGTTAGAGCTTCTAGAAATGATGGAACCAGAGATCTAGAAAACAGCGCATGGGAAATTCGTTTAGGAGACAAACTATTATTGTCTGCCTCTGTTAGAGAACTTTCCGGTGGTCGTTCTGAAATGATGTACGATACCATTAATACCGCTGAATTCGGTCAAAGATTACTTGAAAAAGTTAAAGTTTACGGTGCTGATAGAGTCCGTGATTTGGTAAAAAATGCTCAAACCCCACCTCCTGCTGATCCTTCTGCTGGCGCCGCAGTTCCCGCTGCCCCTCCAGTTGATCCTAGTGCCGGTGCTGCTCCTACTGGAGAAGATACTGGTAAAACTGGTGATCCAAAAGAATCCGCAGTTGAGTTGGCTGAAAAAGTTAGAGACCTTTCCTCTGATCTAGTAGAGGCTGTAAGAGCTTTGACTGGTGAACAAGCTGAAATGGGCGCTGACATTGGTGCTAGTGGTGCCGAAATGGGTGCTACTGCCTCAGACTTTAGCACAGAGCAAATGAATTCCTTGAGAGGCGAATTGAATGAGTCTATGACTAGCGCCATGAAGGAAGTAATTGCTGAGCTTAACGATCACGAAGAAGAATTGAGCACTATTGTAGGATTATATGACAAGGGAGCGGTTACTGGCTCCAATGAAGATCTAGTTAATTCTATCTTAGAAGATGCAACAAACGAAGCCAAGACTGCCGTTGCAGATGGTTTCAGACTAATGACTGCCTTCGTTAAATATGCTCGTGGCACCAAAGCTATCGTCAAACGTGCTGAAATCGAAGCAGAACTTGAAGCACTTGCTGAGGCTGAGGGAGAATCTATGAGTGGTAGTGGCGATGACAGCTTAATGGCTCTTATTGAAGATACAAATAGGGATTTAGGTTCCGTCAAAGAAATGATGGACGATGATGATAACGCTCACATGACAGATGGTGATGCGGATCCAACTCTTGAAGATTTGGATGAAGGTTCTGTCGGTTCCGAAGATTTGGGCGAAGGCTTAGGAGAAGATGAAAGTTTCCCAGATTTGGGTGAAGAAGGTCCTGACGGTCAAGATCAAGTTTTTGATGGTTCAGCACTTGCTGATGACAATGATCTAATGGCTAACAAAGAAGAGTTGAAAGACTTGAATGTCAAGCCAGGAACAACAGTTCAAGTAACTGCTGGTTTTGATAACAGATCAAGGCGCAACGTAATGCGTGCTAAGTTGGCTGCTGAAGCTTTAGGAAAGTTCGCTTTTGATCCAACTGGTAAGCAAGATGACGGACAACTTCAAGATATGTCTAGAGCTAAATTCTTCGACATTATGGATACAGCCGATAATCTAGCCGACGGTCAAGTCAAGGGTCTTGATACCAAGCCATCTGATAACATGGGTTATGTAGAAACCCTTTCAGAAGTTAACAAGGCTATGATGGATCTTGCAAAAGCTCCACCAAAGGTTCGTAAAGAAGCCGAAGCCATTCACAGATTAATTAGTGAAGGTAAACTTGACCCAGCTGATCTTGATGCTCTAGTATCAGAAGGTCTAGATAAGGATGCTGTTTCTTATTACAAGAAATACTTCAGTCAAGTTGACGGTGGTGGTGAATTCGCCAGTGAATTAGTCAAAGAACATGTCAAGGCTCAAATGGAAGATGAGTTGAACAAATACAAAGTCAAGCTTGCAAGAGCTTACGAAGTAGCTTACGATATGGTTGACCGTGGTTTATGCCACAGCGATAAGATCGCTATCGCCTCACAAGTTGATGAAATCATGAAGTTTAACGACGACAGTTTCGATACTTTGAAGAGAGTAGTTGCAAAACACAGCCCAACAATGCGTAAAGAAGCTGGTCGTATGCCTCAAGTAGGAATACTTGGTTCTGGTGAAAATAACGTAGCACAAGTGGAAGATGACTGGTCATTATTGTCCGCAGCATTCAATAAGACTTCCAAGAGAATGTTCTAAAGTTTTAGACACCAAGAGGAAACAAATGAGAAATAAAAGCGTATCAGATTTTGTTGCTGCAACAATGGATGCAGTATTAAAGAGCCAAGCTCACCAATCATTGTTCGGTGGTACATACAAATTTGCATCTGACGAAAGTTTTGCGAATGACACTATATGTCCAACTCACGGCGTAAAGGATGGCTGTTCTAGCGATTCACATAGCGCATATGATGATAATGATGCTAGAAAAAAGAAGAAGGACGATTCTGAAGATTCTAGCAGCGCCTTTGATGGTGCTGTTGACGAGCACAATGCTTCCGACATGGAAGAAGAAGATAAGTCTTGTGCCGATGATTCAGAAGATCTAGAATCCTCTGCTTTAGATGTTGCAATTGACAGTCTTTTGACTGCTTCCGCAGCTCTTGACCGTGCAGGTCTTGAAAAGGGATCCTCATTAAGCTTGAAACTAGCTTCCTTGGTTGTTGAAGCCAAGAAGAAGGATGAAAAGAAGAAAAGTGATTCTAAGAAGAAGAGCGATCCTAAGAAGAGCAGCAAAGATTCTAATGATGCCAGAGCCAAGAAAAAGAAGGAAGATGATAAAAAGAAGAGCAGTTCTTCTGGAAAGAAATCAGATTCTAATGATGCTAGAGCAAAAAAGAAGCCATCTTCTTCTAGTTCCAGCAGCAGTTCAAAATCTTCGGGTTCAGGTTCCAAGAAACCATTCCCTTTTGCTAAGAAGAAATAATCATGTTTAAGACCGGCAGCTTTGAAGACGAAATTTATCGTTCGATGGAAACTAAATTGGTTTCTAACCAATTGGAAAACAAATTCAGCTTTGATAAGATCTCCAAAGCTGCCGATTACTTAAACGCTGCTGCGTCATTATTTGACAAAGCAGGTATGTATAGTGAGGCAGCTGAGGTAACGGAAGTCTTGCAAGGTTTATCAAAACAATTAGGTAAGACTTCAGTTAAATAAGGCAGAAACCATGATCAAAAAAAGTGTTTTTGAAGAAGAATTGATCTCTGGTATGCATCGCCAATTGGTGAAGCAAGCTACTCAACAAGATTGTGATAATCTTGAGCAGGCTGTGGATTATTTAAATTCAGCTGCCGAGATTTTTGAAAATCTTGGTATGAGTAGAAATGCCGAGAAAATTGTTAACATTTTGGAAAAGATTGCTAACAAAACCCAAGTCCCAAGTGATCGTCATACCAATGGATTAACTCCTGAAAAAATGGTTAATAATTTGAAGGACCATGGTCATCCAATGAATTTATCAGATGATGGTGAAGCAAATAATTTACTTGATGTTGATGTAGAGGATACATTAGAAGTATCTGATGGAGATATGGGTATAGAATTACACGATTTTGAAGAGGAAAGAGATTAATTCAACTGTTATATTAAGTATGAGAGTTGTATAGAGTGGTGTACACAAAGGATACTCATGCTTAGATTAGTTCAAGTTGGAAATACTCTTCCTGCCAGTTTTATTTGCGATCCTTCAGCTGAATTTCAGCCGGGACAAATAGCAGAATTAACAGTATTAGGAAACCAAGTAATGGCAACTGTCAGTAATGGCACGGCGCCTCTTGGCATTATTGATGATATTAAAACCAGGGCTTTTACCAATGTTTCGTGGAATGAAGAAGTAATTGTGCCTGCGGTTGGAGTGGCATCTGGTGGTATATTAGTTACACCAATTGATATTAAAGCCGAATTAAGAAGACCAAATATTGTTTCAACCAGTTTTTCATCTACAGTTAAAGTTACTTTGAATCCAGTTAACGGAGTTATTACTTTTTTGGCTGGTACGCCTTTAAATATAGATATCATGGGTACAGGGCAACCAAATGGTATTAAAACAATTGTGAATTATACTTATCAAGTTGCCAATATTCCCGGAGATGATAGCACTCAGGGATCTGGTAGAGTAACTGTTTGGTTTAATAGAATGTTTTTTCAAACTGATCAATATGAAACCAATCAGCAATATCCTGTTAAAGCTAATTTGTATGTTAGTGAAGTTGGATTTTTAACTACTCGTAGACCTAGTATTATTCATCCCGCTGTAGGTATGGTCACAGCTCCCCCTACAACTATGAACCCAATGATTGAAGTTCTTTGGTATTAAGGAACAATTTGAGATCACGTGATATATAGACTGTAAAATTTCGTGTAGGCTCACATCATATCAATATTTCAATTAGAGAAAATAAAACCTATATAGATGGTGATCCTTTGATAAACTCACTGTTACCATTTGATGTGACAGCTGACAAAATCATAACCTATCTTATATTCTATTGAGTCGTAACTGCATATCTTTTCATATAGTAGAACCATTCTATATATAAAATCATAGCACTTTTTGAGGCTCACCAATGACTTTTAAGCATGTAAAATTCGAAGATTCTGTTACCATGCGCTCTTTAGAAAGAGTAGCAAGAGATAAGGGCTGGCTTCCTCCAGTAAAATCTTTGTCTAAAATTGCCTCTCTTAATGAGACTGATTTATCTATTTCTGTTAACCTAACAGAAAATATTATGAAGCTATGTTCAGGTTTAAGAGCATCAGGTTTAGATAAATATGCTGATGATGTTGAGTCTAAATTCATGTCTTATAAGAGTGCACAAACTCTTTATGAAACTTCCAAAGAGAAGGACGAAGATTTAGTTGATGCGGCTCATCCAAAAGGTTCTCATAAATTAACTGATATGGATGGAGATAACGTTATCGAAACGATTATTGATCAACACCTTGCTGGCATTAAACTTACTGAAAAGAAACCTACTGGTAAATTAGCTTCAAATAAAGATATTTTAAGATCTGTTAAAATTGTTTTAGCACAAGCCGCCAATCCAACAATAGTTCAAAATTTGAATATTGTGTTGAATTCTGTTCAAACTATTTTTGTATTACACGAAGATCAAAGCTTCCTAACTAGACCAATCGCTTCTGGTAAAGACACTTTAATTAATTATATTAATCAAGCCATTAGTAACGCTGGCAATCCTTCCTCATTAGAACGAATTCTGCCAATGATCAAATTAGGATTAGATAGTTTCTATAGTGCTTTTAAGCCAGGAACAATTATTGGCGGGGTGCCTAATGAAACTTGGGCAGGAATGACATCATTATTTGCTAAAGCCAATACTGCTTTAGGTACAATACAGAAAGCTTTATCCGAACCGGCTGCCGCCGCCCCTAAAGTAGCTTCGCAATTAAACATTCTTAACAAGTGGTTAGGAAATGCTTTTTCTGTATTGAAAGGATTTCAAGCTAAAATAGCTACAGATCCGGATTTAGAAGATGCTGAAAAAAAACAAGCTAATCAATGGATTTCTGCTAAAATGAATCAAGTACAAGGTGTTAAAGCACAATTAGAGGGCATGGAAGACGAAGAAAAAGAACAAAATGCATCTATATTGTTGGGAAATCTAAAGAAGATTACTACCCCTTCTTTCAGCGAATTCAAATCTAACTGGATAGATTGAGGAAATATGTCTGAGAAATTAGATTTGATTAAAAAATATGCCGATGAGCCAGGTGATGTTCCTGTTCCAGTAAGAAAAAGTCCTAAAAAAACCAAACCTGCTGATCCTAGCGCGCCTGCCGCCCCTACTCCTGCTACCCCGTCTTCTGGGGTACCTTTAGCTAGAAAGCTTGGACCCGAAATAAGAAGAAGAGTACCTGCTTTGAATAAAGGTAAAGTACAGCCTGGTAATTCTCCACAACAAATTGCTAACGCCATTGCTGCTGTTAAAGAAATGCAAACGGCTATGCAAACTCTTGCTCAAGCTGTTATTACAGATGCAGAATCTGGAACAATGGCAGCTAAACCAAGAGATGCTCAACAACCAGGAGCTACAGGAGAGCAGAAGACCGCCAAAAAGAGCTTCAATGATTTCATTGCTGAACAATATTTGGGCGGATTAGATGAAGATAAGAAAGGTGTTGAGTGGACAACTAATAAACAAGTCACAACACTTCCTGGTAAACAAAAAACACAAACTGATATTTACGAATTAGATGTTGTTATGGACACACTTCGTAGAATTGGTGCAAGTACTAAAGAGTTTGTAGTAGATGGTAAATGGGATTTTAGAACTGATAATGCTTTGAGAAACATTATGGGTTTTGCTTATGCTTTGTTACAATTAGAAGGTGACTTTGGATTAGAAAATAACATATATACTTTCGATAATTGGCAAAAGTTTAATCAAGCTTTGACGGGTTATAAACTAGAAAATGGATTAGTTAAACTACCTACTGTACAAAAAGCTGTAAGGGCATCTGCTATTTCAAAGCATTTGAAAGCTATTACTAAGTTATATGGTCATTTTAGACAACAAGTTTTAGCTAGACCAGAATTCAGACCAACTATAGAGGGTAAAAGATCGTTTGATAGATACTCTGCGCAGGGCAGTAATAAAGATACTTTAACTCCTCAAGAAATACAAATGAGTAAATCAGATGCTGTTAAGATACCAATTGATGTAACGTATCCTGCACCTGGTTTACCAAATAAGAAATTAAACTATATTCCACTCAAAGCTTTAAGTAGCAAAGATGAATATATTAAGTGGATGGTTAACTATGCTGGTAATGCAGAGTCAGCTGCTGTAGATATCTTTAATAAGATCATCAAGCCTAAAATAGCAACAATTTAAGGGTGTTATGTCTTTTCTACACGAAATATATGATGAAGCTATTTATCAAGGTCTTCTTAATAAGATTTTGAAGAAGAATGCTCAAGAGGCGCCAACGGCATCCCCACGCGGTGAACAACCATTATCACCAAATGATGTTGCTAAAAAACTAGTTAGCAAATTATCTAGAGAATTTGCAGGGGCTGTCGAGCCAATTAATATTTCTGCTGACACAGCAGGATCTATTGATTTAGGAGTCAACCAACTTCAGTCATTAGGTAGGTTATTACAATTCATGGCTACCAATAAAATCAAAATTGATGGTATTCGTGTTGTTTACCCAGAAGCGGAATCAAATACTTTAAATGAAGAGGAAAGAAATAAATTAGCACCTGTTTCCGTGAACGTTTCAAGAGATGAAACATCTAGGAAATGGACTACGGCTGATTTTTATACTCATTTGCCAATTTTGATAAAATACGTTTCTCATTTACAAGACAAAGCTCAAGAACTAAAAAGAAATGGTGATGTTCAAGGCAGAGTTTTAGAAGTAATGATTGGTAAGTTAATAGATTCAGTTAATGCTATCAAGCCTGATTCCGGCTTATCTAGAGCACCAAAATCTAGACCAGATAAACCAAATGAAATGCCATTTGATACAGTTGTTGATAGTTTTGGAACTAAGGTTTTCGATGTCAATAATCCTTATACTGACAAAGGTCCATTGGTTTTGACAGCTAAGGATTTATCAAGTAAGGAATCATTGAATTCTTGGATGAGACAGGCGCCTGAAGCCACAATAGTTTCTGGACAAACTCACAATAAGTTTACGGATCCAGAAGCAAACCACTGTAACATTGTCAATGTTTTATATAAGAGGGCTTATAATCTTGCTAGGACAGCAGCTTCTCCCGATGACACTAAAAAATACAGTTTCTATTTGAACAAAATTTCTCAATTAGGACCAGCATTTACTGATCCTTGGGGCAAGGCTTGTTCTATTGGTTCATCTGTAGACTCAAACGTCAGCAATAAACATTACTTTATGAGCCCTCAAGGTGGAGGCGGAGCGCCTGATAGATCAGTAACTGGTCAAATCATGGAGCAAATGGTTCAAACTTTGCCACTTGATCCTCAAGATATAGATTTCAACAGAATTAAGAATTTCTTTACCTTATATGTACGTATAACTTCTCATGATAATGCTCAATCTGCTATTGGTGCTATGGGTACAGCTTTGCAAGCTATGACTACAGCATCTTCTTTGACTTTAACAGGAAGTCAACAAAATTTCAGAATAACTAGAAACGTACAAGAGGCTGCCGCCTGGCTTAGACCACCTGCTGGTAATAATGGCTTGCAATTTATATATGCATTACAACAAGTAATAGTAGAGGTTGGAAAAGTTTTGGGAGCCTTCTATAATGAATTTGCAAGAACTCAATACTCTCAAGATAGAGTTACATTAAATGGTGAACAGAAATCATTAGTTGAGGCTCAATATTTGGGTCCAAATTCTATTTATTCTCAAAACTTAAGAGATGTTCAATCATTAATGGCTAATTTTCAAGCAGCCCTAGGTAAACAATGAGAAGTAATAGTAGCGAAATAAATTTCTACGTTGATAGCATTATTGTAGAAACCATCTTAAAAGATGAGCAGCTATTTAAGCAAGCTCAAGTTGGTGGTATGGTGGCGACACTTACAGAAAAAGTTAAGAACTATGTAAGCGGTCACGTTAATCCAGAAGATAAAGTAGGCAGTTTAATCAATATTTTAGGACCTGGTGTTATTTCTGTTGCTTTTTCTAGTATGGGATTAGGTTGGTTAGGAGCGCTTATTGGATTATCAATGAGAGTTTTCAATATCAATGTTAAAAATATAATTAATTCTATTTGGAGTAAGATTAAATCTGTAACTGTTGGTGATAAACCAGTTTCTTCTTCTCAAGTAGATTCTTTTGTGCAAGAAGCTGTTCAAGAAAATTACACGCCTGCCACTCAAGATGAGGCTGATCAAGC